ACAATACACATTACTTTTTTCGTCTGAGTTATCTAATACTGCTATAACTTTCTCCTTTGAGCATCCAGTTATCTTAATAGACGTACTACTGTTAAAAGCGTAAGATGGTACGTGTTCTGTAATATCAACAGCTTCAAACTTGTTGTTATCATTAGTTACAAAATATTCATACAATCCCATGTAGTTCTGCCTTTTAAAACCAAAGTACACTTGGTTGTCTAAGGTCATGGGAATGATGCTAGTATCCATTTCATAGTCAGAACTCTGGGTAATTGATACCCTAGCAGCAGTTAAGACATTTCCGCTCTGTAAGGTGAATTGGGCATCCTTAGCAAAAACGATTAGTTTGTTATCGTATGGAATTGCGTGTTCAGCGTTTACGATGGATTTAGAAGATATACCAATGTCTATAGGTTCATCATCTCTATTAACTCTTACTGTGTTTCTAAAAAAGTTATAATGGTTTCCTACTTCAGACATTATAATCCTGTCACCAGATAAAAACCCTAAACGATCTTTGAAAAAGAATACGTTATTTATTGTCTTACCTACAAAAGAAGGAGTCTTATTTGTTTCTTCAGTACCGACTGTACGTGGTTCAAATGAAATCTGAGACAGTTCGAATGTGTTTAATCCCGTACTCTTTAAAACGACTGGAAGATTAGAGCTACTTGTAAAAGCCTTTCTAACTTTGTTCTCAGTATTAGCATCTGTTTGCCAACCTATACATTCTGACCAAGTTCCTTCTGCTACAGTTCCACCAGCTAGAGATTCATCGTTAGTTTGGAACTCTACATAGTAATCATCTTCATCACCATCTACGTTTCCATGTATCTTTGTTTTAAACCCTTTAGGAGCTGTAGCAGGGAGATCAGATATTTTATCTACTGATTTATAAATTAGTTTTAAACCTGCACCAGCTAATCCATCTTCTACCTTTACGCTAGTCCACCCTCCAGTTTTCTTAATTACAATTAAATTACCAGTTCTAGAAATTGAAGTAGCATCACCAGCAGTAATAGCATTAGACAACCCTGTTCCTGAGTCTAAATTAACATTAGGATCAGCAGCAGTAGTAGCATCAGCAGTTGCACCACTAACAAGTCCTTGAGCTATGTTAGAACTGTCTGCGGCTTTAGCTTGCTGATCCTGACCACTAACAGATTTTCCAGAAGTATATGAATATTCAGTACCATTTAAATGTACAGAGTATTTCTTTTCATAGTCTCCTTGTCTAACCCACAGTAAAAGAACTTCGTCACCCTTAACTGTTGTATTACCTTCAGCCCATTCGTGCTTAGAGACGTTATCATCTGTAGTAGAAATAGTCTCAGGAAAACTTACAGTCTTATTCGTGTTTACTAGAAATGTGAAATCAAGAATACTTAAAGCACGTATTTTACCTCCTGAAGTAGTGTTTAAATATGCTTCAATATCACTCTGTTGATTTGCTGCATAGTTAATTGTACTAGACGTAACAACTCCAGTACCAGAATCTTTAACAAGGTTAAATGCACTAGCTACTCCAGTACCATTAACAAAAAGACAATACTTCTCTGTATCACTTCGATCTATAAAATGGTTAAAGATTCCATCTGGATAATTAGTATTAGTAGCTGAATTAAAAGTAGTTCCATTAGGATAACCTAACAACTGAGTACTAGGTCTTTTAGTTAATCCTTTTGTTGGATCAGAGTAAGCATTAACTTGTAACTCAGCTTGAGAAGAATATTTTAGACTAGAAGGTTGTTGAGAAACACCATTAGTCAGGTTAGGTATCTTATAATTTCTTAACATTATCTGTTAATCACCTTGAAGACGGAATTATCATCGAAGATTGACCTGTCAGCATTTCGACTGTCGTAATCCAAGAATTTAGCTTTTGATGTAATTTCGTCCCTAAGCAACTCTTGGTTAAGAAGCTGACTGCCCATAGAACGCATTTGAAACCGCCTAGAAGCCTTCGCAGTTATGTAAGCCTTACATTGTTCAGGAATTTGATCCCAAGGCTTTTTCGTCACGATTTCGCACTTTACCTTTTGAGTGAATGTTGAGGTGTTTCCTTTTATGTCAAACAAGGTTCCATTCTGATCTATCGGATCAATGTCTTGGTACTCGTCTTTAGCTGTGTCTATTAGAAGAGTGTTTGCAGGGACTACGATGTTATTAGAAACATTAGGAATCAAGGTTTGGACAGTCGTATTAAAATGCCAACCCTCCGATTGTATTTCCCTATTAGCTTCCTCCAACGCATCTACAGCATATTGCACATCTGGGGGAAGAGTGGTTGCTGTTATTGAGTTTACTGGAGCCTCACCTATAGATGAGAGTATCCTATTTACGGCTTCTAATTCTGTAGTCATGATCTTTTTATAAAAAATAAGAGGGGTCAGAGGAAGGAAATAATAAAAACCTCTGACCCCTCCAATAATGAGTGGTAACTATAAACTAGCTATTATTTTAGCAGAAGCTCTACAGCGTTTGAACCACGAAGAACACCATGTCCCATAGCGTACTTGGCTACCATGAGGTGTCCTTGACGTTGGATTTGATATTCGGATTCAAGAGACAAGTCCATCAGCTTGACAGTACCGACAGCAGCAGGGTTGAACACAACACCGAATGTATTGCCGAAACCTGCACCAGACTCGTAACCAGAACGATTAGCTTCAGAACCAGCTTCTTCAAACGGATCATTGTTTTGACCAGTTACAGCAGCAGCAGCTTGTTGCTC